ATTAAAAACAATGACATTATGTTTATTCCAAATAATGAAGTTGTAGGGGATAAAACATTTAGAGTTGTTGCTTTTGGTAATGACGGAACAAATGAAACATTAGCTGAAAACTATTCTTGGAGCTGGGAAGATTCATTAGTTAATAAAGATTATGAAGAAGCTTTGAATAAAATATCAGATGGTGGTGTTAGAAAATTATTAAGTAGCTTTAATTTTATGAGTAAAAATAATTTAGAAGCCACAATGGAATCTATCAAAAGTAATAGAGAACAAGCTGAAACTTGGATTGGTATAGTTAATACCTATAACAAAATAGCTTTGGGGTTTAACAATTTCCCCACCTCCCCTAGCAATATGCTTCCTATAATAGATTATGTAAAATCAGACAAAGGTAAAAAAGAGCTAGAAGACTATTTTGATAATAAACGATTTTTAAGGTTTGATTTAAGATGATTAAAACTCCACTTTATCAAAATTCCATTAAGCAAATTAATGAAAATATGTATGACACTCGTGATATGAATATTGCGACGGCTACAGACGTTTATAAAGAACCTATTACACCTAATGAAGAGTATGGTTTTTCTGAATCTTTTAAAGCTGGATTTAGACAATATAGCCCAATACCTTCTTTAGTTAGAATGATAGATAATATAGATTTTGATGATGATCCAGGTTATGACCCCTTAAAAGATGAGCAAATACCTGAAGGGTATGAATGGAGATTTTTAAATAGTGCAAGTGCAAATGAAACAACTGTTAGATTAGAAAGATTAGATTCTGATTTAAAAGATTTAGACATTGTTGAAAATGGGAATTTATTTGCTGTTGGTTTAGGTGGTTTAGTATCTCCTTTGTTAGTTGCACCAGTAGGAACTTTTAAAACATTATCTAATGCAAGTTTTCTTAAAAGATTTGTTGGTAGTGCAGCATTTACAACGGCTTTATATGCACCAGAAGAATTATTAATTGCTTCTCAAAATGAAGGAAGAAGTGAAATAAGTCAGACGTTAATTCCATTAGTAGCAACATCAATGATAGGTGGAACTGTTGGTGGGTTATTTGGTAAACGTATAACTAGCAAACAAATGGCTAATGATTTTGCAGAAGAAGGCGAAGAAGGAATCTTTAGAAGTGCTGGAGCAAGTGTTAATCCTAATAGCCCTGCTGTATTAAAGCAGACTTTAGATGGAGAAGCTCTTGCTGAAACAGGAATAGCCATAGAAAAGTTACGTTGGAATCCAGTAACCAGACTTGCACAAAGTGCTAATGTAACGTCTAGAAAAATAGTTGCTAGTTTAGTTGATATGGGTGGTGTTATTCAAAAAAAGGTTAGAGGTGGAGATGTAACTGGCGAAGCTATGGATCAATCAGTTGAGACAACATTTAGATCAACTTATTTAAGCATGTTACTTGATGGTATTCGTGCAACAGATGAAGCCTATTTATCTTTTAGAGGCATAGTTGCCAAGCAAGGAGATATAGGTCGTTCTTTGCAAATGCTAGGTCAAAAAAGTGCTGACTTAATCAAAAGAAATAAAACACTTTCAGAAGTTGGCTTTCGTGAAAGGGTTTCTAAATCCATGAGAAATGGGGATAAAGATGAGATTATAGATGAAGCCACTCCTTTTGTTAATCAAGCTTCAAAATCTTACAGAAAGGTTTTTGATACAATTAAGAAAAATGCAGAAGACGTAAAGTTATTTGAACTTGAAATACAAAAAACAATAGCTGGATTAAAAAAGAAAATAGCTGAAGGCAAAGCCACTCCTGCTGACTTAGCCCAAGCTGAAGCTAAACTTGCAAATTTAAGACAAACTGGAGTTCTTGTAAATACAGCTTTAGGGTACGTTCCCAGAATACCTAGAATAGATAAAATTATGGCTAATGAAAAAACATTTATTAGCAAAGTTAGTGTATGGGCTCAAGGTCACTTTAATATGACAAAAAGCCAAGGCGATGAATATGCTAGTGGTATGATGATGGAATATACTAAAACTAAACCTTTTTATAATATTGAAGAAGGCACATCACAAATTGATTGGATTACACAAGCATCAGGTACTAAATCAAGAAATTTTGAAATCCCTGATAAAATAATAGAAGAGTTTCTTGAAAACGACATTGAAGTGTTGGCAAGACATCACACTAAAACAATGGGAATGGATATTGAACTTACAAGAAAGTTTGGCGATATATCTATGTCTAAAATTATTACACAAATAACAGATGAATTTGACGAACTAATCAAAAAAGCCCCCACTACTGCTGAGAGGCAAAAGCTAGTTGAACAATTAGCAAATGATCTTAAAGACGTAAGAGGTTTAAGAGATAGATTAAGAGGAACATACGGAGCTTCCAAAGACCCCCATAATATGAGCAGTCGTTTTGTAAGACAAATGAAATCATTTAACGTTCTTGTTGGAATGGGAGGTGCAGCAGTTTCTAGTATACCAGATATTGCACGACCAATAATGACTGAAGGTTTTAAAAATGTTTACGATCATGGTTTGAGGCATATGTTTAAAGGTGTTCGTACTAAATTTAAACAAATGCAAATGCGTGAAATTAGACAAGCTGGGATTGCCGTTGATGCAACTTTAGGTCTTCGTGCTAATTCTTTTTCAGATATTGGTGATTTATTTGGAAGTCGCTTTGCTATGGAAAGAGCTTTGAATCAATCCACAGGAATCTTTTTTATGTTGAATGGTTTAAATTATTGGAACCAAACTATAAAAGAATTTACTGGCAATATAATAAGCTTAAGAATGACAAGTGCTATTATGTCTAATTGGTCAACGTTAAGTAAAACTGAAAGACGTAAATTATTATCTAATGGTATTGATGAATTTGACCATGCTGAAATGCAATCTTTAATAAAACAACATGGCGAAAAGGTTGATGGAGAATGGCTACCAAACACGTCTTTGTGGAATAGCAATAAACAAATCACTAAATTTCGTAATGCTTTAAATCAATCTGTAGATAGAACCATTATAACTCCAGGTGCGGGAGATAGAGCTTTATGGACTTCAACTGAATTTGGATCTTTAATTACTCAATTTAAAGGTTATGGTCAAGGAGCTACAGTAAGACTGCTTACCTCTGGGTTACAAGAAAAAGATAGTGCTTTTTGGCAAGGTGCTTTTGTTCTTGTTGGTCTAGCTTCAATAGTAAATGAAGCCAAAAAAGTTCAATATGGAATAGATAAAGAACAAAGTTATCCTGAATTATTAACTGATGCTATTGATCGAAGTGGAATACTTGGTTGGTTTACTGATGTGAATAACAGCTTAGAAAAATTATCTGATTATCGATTAGGTATGCGACCAATGATGGGCAAAAAACAAGGCTATTTACCATTTGGTGCTAAAATGGGTTCACTATTTGGTCCTGCAGCAAGTAATATTACAACTGCAAGTGGTGTGGTTACTGATTTAATAACTGGCGAAGCTGACGACAAAACTTTAAGGAGTGCAAGGTTTATAACCCCTACTGGTAACTTGCCATACCTTGATCCAATCTGGGACGAAATAATGGCGGCAAAGTGATGTGAATTAACAAGAAGGTGCAATATGAGTAAAGGTATATTATGGCTACTATTTCTATTGCGGACAATGATGCACGAATTCAACACAGTATAGGTTCTGGAGGCAATACTGCTAACAGTACACAATTCCCTATTGATTTTCCTTTTTTTGCTCTTGATGACATAGACGTAACGATTACGAATAGTGCTGGAGCTGATACAGTTATTAGTCGTGGAAGTGGATCAAGTCACTTTGCCGTGTCAGGAACAGTTGTTGATGATGGGTTTTCTGGAGGATACATTACATTAGGAGCCGTTTACACTAGCTCTACTGTTACTATTACAAGAGATATCCCAGTTTCTAGAACAAGTGATTTTGCTACATCGGGACCATTTAACATATCTAGTTTGAATACTGAATTAGATAAGGTTTATGCCGTGATGCAACAGATTGAAACTAATACGGCTAGATCATTAAAAATGCCAACCACAGATAGTTTATCTGGAATAACTTTACCTTCTAATATAACTCGAAGAGGTAAATATTTGGCTTTTAACGCATCAAATGGTTCTGCTGAAATTGGTGGGAGTGTTGCTGATACGGGAACTGTTGCTAATCTTTCAGGTCACATAACAACTGTTGCAGGAATTAGTGCTAACGTTAGTACAGTCGCAGGCATATCAGCTAACGTCACATCGGTTGCTGGCATTAGTAGTAATGTTGCTACAGTAGCTGGTATTTCTAGTGCAGTTTCTACTGTTGCGGGAATATCTAGTGCAGTATCAGGGGCAAGTGCAAACGCTACATTAGCAGAAAATTATGCAAATAAAGTAAACGGAGCAGTCGCATCTGGTAAATATTCAGCTAAAGCATGGGCGTTAGGTGGAGATGGTGTAACGGACACATCGGGATCGGGAAGTGCAAAGTCCTGGGCAGTTGAAGCCGATGCAGTAGATGGATCAGAACACTCAGCTAAATCATATGCGATAAGTGGAAACGCTATATCTGCTGGGTCAGCTAAACAATGGGCATTAGGTGGTGGTTCAGGATTTACGACATCAACGGCTGTGTCTGGTGGATTATATTCAGCAAAATATTGGGCAACTCAAGCTGCTTTGTCTAAGACAGAGTTTTCTAATATCTATCACGGATCAGCATCAAGTAACCCTACTGGTGGAACTGTTACGGCTGGGGATTTATATTTTAATAGCAGTGCTAATGTACTTAAATTTTATACTGGAAGTGCTTGGAACACAGTAGAAGCAACCGATACATCATCATTCGCAAGCAACGGATTTGCAGTAGCAATGGCTATAGCTTTATAGGAGTAGAATATGGCACAAAATTTTAAACAAATTAAGATGAGGAACATAGGGACTGGTGCTACAGATATCCCTGATGGATCAAACTTTCCTAGTGGGTTTCATGCCGTTATCGGAATGAACATGGCTAACGTATCTGCTAATGCTATAATAATCTCTGCTTATATTAAAAATACAAACGATTTTTACATTGTTAAAAACATGACAATACCAAGTGGATCAGCTTATTCACATGGAGAAAAAATAAACCTTCTTGCAGGAGATAGACTTTATTTTATAAGCGATACGGCAAACTCATTAGATGTAATCGTTAGTTACGTTGAAAACATTAGTGCTTAGGAGTAACCCATGCCATTTATAGGAAACGCACCTAATGTTAATTTCACATCATTTGCCAAACAAACTATATCTGGCAATGGTGGTGGAAACTATACGTTAAGTCATGCCGTAGCTAATGAAAACGAAATAGAAGTTTTTGTAAATAATGTAAGACAAGAGCCAGGTAATGGGAAGGCTTACACAGCTTCTGGAACAGCTTTGTCTATGACAGGCAACGTGGCTTCTTCAGATGCTTTTTATGTTGTCTTTTTAGGTAAGGCTTTGCAAACAACTGTAACACCAGATGCTTCTGTAACAACAGCTAAACTAGCAAATAATGCAGTAGATTTAACTAGCAAAGTTACTGGTGTATTGCCAGTAGCTAATGGTGGAACTGGAAGGAATAGTACGACTTGTTTCCATGTGACAAAAAGTGCAGATCAAGAAGTGGCTGATGACACAGCAACTGTAATCACTTGGGATGTAATTGCAGATGGATCAAACTCAGGCAGACAAATTAATAAAGGTGGTGGTTTTGCAAGCAATAAATTTACAGTTACATCAGCAACTGCTGGAATTTATAGTTTTTATTATCAAATGTTTTTTCAATCCACTCAAAATCCAGATGATATGCAAAGTTATTTAAGAAAAAATGGAAGTGTTATTCAACAAATAGTTTTTACAGAATCTGGTTATGCTGGAAATCGAAAGTATGGAAATATTCATGGCACTCAAATAGTAAATCTTTCTAGTGCTGGTGATTATATAGAGTTACTTGTTTATGCAAACATTAGTAGTAGTGGAGTTACAAATATAAATCAGAACTCACAATCATTACAAAGAACAACTTTCGGTGGTTATAGGATAGGAGTATAGAATGGCATTAAGCAAAATTCAAGCTGAGTCAATGAACCTAGCAGATACCTATGGCTTTAGTGGTACAGTTACTGGTGCAGGTGGTAAAATACTTAAATTTCAAAAGGCAACATGGACAGCACAATTTGACACTGGTTCACAAACTTTTACTGATATAACACAAGCAACTTTAAGTTTTACTCCAACAATGGCAAATTCTACTTTGAAGATAACTGCTTTCTTTCATGTTTATTTAGGGAAAGGTGGTTCAGAAGATGTTGGTGGAGCATTTCAAATGCTACATAATGGATCGGTTGTAGAAGCAACATATCAAGAACAATATAGAAAAAAAGCAGGTAGTGGAACAGCAATTTTGCAATTACCTCATGTTTTTTCAAATTACGTTGCTTCTGGAAACACTAATGCAAGGACAATTAAAGCACAGACTAGGTGTTTGTATGCAGAATCTGAAGTTTTGGTCAACAAAGGTGGAAACTATACTTCACACATAGAAGTTTTAGAGATAGGAGCATAGCATGACTAGTATATTTAATTCAATACGAGCAATTAATCCAAAAGCAGTAATGTCTATAGATGAAGATAATATTGATAAAATAATATGGTTAGAAAACACAACAATCATAGCTAAAGCAGATATACTTGCTAAGCAAACACAATTAAAAACTGCTTACGATAATGCTAAATATCAAAGAGATAGAGCAACAGAGTACCCAAAAATAGCAGACCAATTAGATGACC